ACCGCCTGCTGCATCAACAACTACATCAGCTACTGAATCTAAAGTTATATCTCCAGAGTTTGTTGATTGGATTGTAACTCCTGTATGACCATCAACTGTTGTTGTACTTGCTTGTGAATCAATAAGCACGGCTCCTGAAGATGTTACAAAACTAGCTGCTGCGTCACCTGTTGTAACATCATCTGCAGCTACTTCACCTCCTGCAACATATGTTTTTAATCTTGAAGCTAAAACTTTTTTATTTGTACCACTAGCTCCGTCGTCAATAATTAATAAGTCTGCATCTACAATGGCCGCTCCTATTTCTGTTCCACCATCTATATCCAAAGCTGTTAAAGCAACTTTATTTGCTGTGCTTATTGAAGCTAATTTAGTGTCTACAATTGCCGCTGAAGCATTTACATCAGCGTTAACAATAACACCAGAAGCTATTGCAACTGCACCGTTTGCAGCTAAAGTAATATCTCCGCTTATTGCTACTGGATTAAAATTTGTACCGTCTGCGACTAATGCATGTCCTGATGTATTAGTTCCCATTACTAAATCATCGCCAGTAATAGTTAAATCTCCACCAACAGTAACATCTCCTGTTGTAGTAATAGTATCTATAAAAGCATCTTTCCATCTAACACCAGTAGATCCTAAATCTACATCACTATCTGATTGTGGTCCAAAAATATTATCTGCAACATAAACTTGTTCTACGTTAGCAGCATAAAAATGTATTTCGTCTGCTGTTTCAAAATCTATTTTAGTTTGATCATCTTCACCAATTTTAATATCTGTTGCTAATAAAGATGTAATACCTGTTTGAGCAGCATCTACATTTAAAGTGTTTGTTGAAAGTGAAATACCTGTGCCAGCTACTAAAGCTGTTTTAGAAACTGCAATTGCTGCTGAAGCATTCACATCAGCGTTAACAATAACTCCTGATCCTATTGCTGCTGTTCCTGTAGTACCAATTGAAATATCTCCTGATATAACAACTGGATTAAAATTTGTACCATCACCAATTAAAGCTGCGCCTGATGTGTTAGTTCCCATTGTTAAGTCATCACCAGAAATTGTTAAATCTCCAGCAAGTGTAGCGTTAGCTCCACTAAATGTTAAAGCAGTTGTTGTTCCAGATTTAATTATTAAATTTCCTGAACTGTTTGTTGCACTACCAAAAGTAGTACCTGCATCTTTAAAAAATACATCTCCACCGTCTGCATCTAAAACGATATCTGCAACTGAGTCTAAAGTTATATCTCCAGAACTTGTAGTTTGAATTGTAACACCTGTGTGTCCATCAACCGTAGTTGTGCTTGCTTGTGAGTCAATTACTACTGCACCAGATGATGTTGCAAAACTAGATGCTGCATCTCCAGTTGAAATATTATCTGCTGGAACAGAAGATGAAATAATTTCATTTATATTTGTGCCATCAGAATAGAAAAATTTAGTTCCTTTATCTGCCGCTGCAAAAGTTATACCTGTTCCTGATGCTGTTTTAAATTGTACTGTATGTGAACCAGATGTTCCATTTACAACCACAAATAATTTTTCTACAGAGTCTGGAACTGTTACAATTTGATTACCTGATATTGTTCCAGTTAATTTAATAACCATCTGTCTAGCAACAGATGTAGATTCAGTATTGTCTCCGTCAGTGATTGTTAAAGCTGTAGTTTGTGCACCACCCGCGATAGATTTTTCTACGTAACCAGCAACAGCTGATTGAACCATGCTTAAGTTAGTATTAGTTTTTGTTCCCCAAGTACCGGCATTTTCGCCAGTAGCCATTAATTCTATACCGAGTGTAGTAAACGTTGATGCCATAATTTTCCTATTTTGCTTTTATATAGCGTATGTAGCTAACTTGCAACATACGAATGCCCTGATTAAGGGTTGGCAGAAGTGACCGGTATTCTTACCGTGCCATCTGTGTAGTCATCTCTTCTTCGTCTTCCAACTTGCTCATTTGCAAATTTTTGTACTTCTTCTTTGTATTTTTGTTCGTATAAAGCCAACATATCTGCAGGCCCTTTTAAAAATCCATATGTCTCTACCAAACACGCATATAATAAACCATTTGGAAAATTCATACTAATGTAGTTTGTTACATTACCAGATTCTAAAGTAGCCGGTGCTGCATTATAATGTATCTTATAACCAAATGTATCACTTGGTGTTGGTGATACAATTATAGATCCAGAATTTGATGAACTTTCTCCAGTTGCCCCTGTGTCTAGCATAGCATAATATTTTGGTGTTCCAGTAGATGTGGTTGCTGAAATATATTCTTCTAAAAATGTTAAATCTTTTTTTTGTAAATATGTATTATTACCTGTACGAGTAGATCCAGTTGCTGTGTAAACTTGAACTGCTCTAATAAATACAGCTCCTGCTGGCACAGTTACAGTGCCTGTGTTAGCTGTAAAATTACCTGTACCTATTTTTCTATCAGCATCAATTGGAACATCTCTAAATATTCTATATTGAGCGTTTAAAATTATGTTTTCTAAAACATCAGTTGTTAAAACGTTAGAATCCACTTCTGTGTAGTTTCTAATATTTGTAACTAAACCTGTATAACTTAATCCTGCCATTATGCTGTAAGAGTTGCCGGACCTGCCGAACAATTCTCTCCTCCTCCTGATATACCACCTGTTGTAGCAGTGTTTGTGTCTACAGTAAAGTGATAGAAGTTTGTTGTTTTTGTAATGTTTCCGCTTGAATCTCTTTTACCAACTGTTATTGAGTAACCAGCAGATTTTGCAATATTTGAACCTGATATTCCATCAAAAGATTTAGGGTTTGTAAAAGCTCCTGCAACTGATGGTGTTCCTCTAAACCTTACCGTATCTCCTGTTGACCTACCATGTGATTTTTCTGATACATTAATTATTCCAGATGAAGCTGCAATACTTTCAAATGGGTTTGGCGTTAAAATTACTGCAACAGCATTTTCTGTTCTAGCCGGTCGAACTTGTCCCGGTAAAGCTATTCCATCACCAGCATGTAATTTAGGTTCTAGTTGAGGTTGCTTTGGTTCAAATTCAGATCTGTGTACAAAAGATCCGTTCCATTCTGTAACCATTTGATTATATGGAAATTCAAGTCCTGATCTATCTGATATTGCTTTTGCGTATTTTCCTGTTGCTGTTTTTGCCATTATGATCCTGGGTAATAAACTTTTGGTGTTATGTGAGTGCTAGATGCAGAACCATCTTCTGCTAAAGCTCTAGCTAATTCGTCTTCGTAATATAATTTCATTTGTTGCACTAATTGTGGATTAAATTTTTGTGCTAAATAAAAAGCTAATCCTGATACCATACAAGGTACAAATCTAAACGGTACGTCTGTTGCATCTGTGTATGTTGAATCTACATCTTGTATTCTTTTTAAATAAAAAAAATGAATAAATTTTGATGCATTACTAGAATCTGGTGTTGGATAAACATGTACTCTAACTCTATCTATAAATCTTTCAACAAAAACAGCTGATGGTGTGCTTTTAGATCTTTTGTTTGCATAACCACCATATGTTGATCTATCTACTTTACTTAAAGATGAATCTGATTGAGATGTTGTAGCAATTCCGCTTCTTAATTTTGCCTCTAGTATATCACTCATACCAATTACAGTTTCTGATGAATTAGCATTATTTACTGTTGTTGCACTTGTACCATCAGCAGCGGATCTAAAGAAATCATAATCTGATTGACCTTCAACCAAATCCATATTTGTTTCACCTATTTCCCAAAAGTGAATACCTCTGTTTCCCCATTCTTGAAAAAGAATGTTTAAAGATCTTCTTGCTGTTTTTAATTGATATCCAGAAGTTACTTGTGAACCAATACGTTCGTATGCTTCTTCTACTATTTCATCAATAGCAAAAGTTTTGTCGAACGTGTGTGTTCCAGAAGTAGTATTGGCCATTAATTATTCCTTAATAAATTTTCTGGAACTCTGCTACAACTGTGTACATGTTACCAGCGTCCGCGGTACCAGGCACTACAAAATTAACATCACTTTCGTTTGTATTATTAGATTTATCTGCTGGTATTCCACCAAATTCTCTAAAGTCCCAATAGCCTGCTCCTGTTAAACCAATAATAGGTATATCGCCATCATCATCTTCTTCATCTAATCTTGCGTATGAGTCTCCACCATCGCCACCTTGACATGAATACCAAACTCTAAGTAGTCCTAAGTGAGCTACTGCAGTTCCATCAGATCTAGCAGCTAATGCTGACACGTCGCCAAAAACTGTAGTTCCGCCTGTTCCGTCTGATTGATTTACGATTTTAATAACTACTCTGTTATCGTTTTGTTGTAGAATAGTTGGTCCTGTTACTGTATCTGCCATTTTATTTACCCTCCTTAATTAAGTAAATTTAATGTGGCTCCCGAAGGAGCCACAAAAATTAATTATTAGTTAGCGTACGTAATCGCTATAGTTCCACCAGATGTATTTAACAACTGTTTACAACTCATCACGTCAGTATTGTTTCCTGCGTGTAAGTATGTGTAAGAACCTGCACCGATTGTACAATCGCCAGTGTCTGTCATAACGATAATTTGATCTGCATCCGTTGGAGCAGATTCTCTATCATAAATGTTTCCACCATCATCAGAAACCATAAATTCACCTGACTCTGCATCTAATTCATTAGCTGCATTTAAAGTAAATTTAAGAACTCCTGTAGATCCAAAAGTATTTCCTGTAAAAAGAATTACTGTTTCATCACCAGCTGAAGCTAAATCAGCACCTGCTGACATAGTTACAGTTCCTGATACATCACCAGTTAATCTAGATATTTTTTGAGTTACAGTTGGAGTTTGTCCTGGAGAACCAGTTGTTCCAATTGCAATATCAGCTCCAGTTACACCAGTTCCACCAAATACCGTAGCTGCTTGTGCTGCTGTAGGTACTGCTGTTTGAGATGCTACAGGTACCATTGCTAAAAATAGTCTGTGCATTATGTTAGCCGGAGTAAGAACATTCAATGTAGATTGAATTTGATCTTGACCTGCTAAAGGACCACCAAAGTTTGCTGCCCATCTTGGGTTTAAACCAGTTAGTTCGTAGTTAGTAGTTAGCGCTGTTTTAAGACCTGTACTATCAACATTAATACCACCTGTTAATGTAGAGATTCCTGTTACGCCTAATGTGCCGCCAATTGATGTATTGTTACTAAAAGTTGAGTTAGTAGTAATAATACCAGTTGAAGCTGCTTTTGTTATATCGATGAAGCCGTTTTCTGAACGGACTGCACCCGTGAACGTTGTGTTTGCCATGTTATATTCCTCCTAGAATATATAAATGTAGTCCTCTAGGGATTGTCGACTATACGCGTCTACATTTATTTTTATTTTTTTAATGTATAGTGTTGCAAAGATACAACAAATTTATATGAAGTGCAAGAGATTCTGTAATGAAAATGATATTTCAGTGTTGTAGCTTTTTGTTAAGTAGCTACGGAAACTTGTGGTGCAGAGTCTTCTACTTTGCTAACATGGTGTGCTAACTCAGCTTCTTTTGTCTTAATGTCAGCAATTACTTGTCTGACTTTATGATCTATTCTGACCATATCAAGAGTATATCTACCCTCGTTAAGATGCTCTTGCTCCCAACTCAACTCCAGAGACCTTTTCTGTTTGTACAGGTCTTGTAAGTTTGTCATCGTTAATCTCCTCAAAGGTTAACCATTGTTTTGTCAAACTATAAAAATTTGACGTCTCCCAATTAATATCATTTTTTCCTAGTTTGTCAAGGATTGCATTTTCTATTCCTTGAGAACTATTCTCAGCCATAACTGTAAATTCAGTTAGATAACCGTATGCTCTGATTTTAATTAAGAATTTTTTCATTGGGTATATTTCTGTATATTTTAAATGTGGCGGAACTGTGTTCCGCCACAAAAATTAATGATTACGCGCCTTCAGTACCGAAGATACCTCTAGGGTCAGATACTCCAAATGAGTATCTTTCTCTAGCTTTGTATCTAACGTTTCCAGTGTCAAAATCACCTTCCATAGCAGTAGTTAAAGGTGCTCTGTTGAACATCTTCATACCGTTAGGAACATCTGTAATGATGTAGAACGCATCTGTATCAGTTAGGTAGTTGTTCACTCTATAACCTTGAGGAACCATACCCATAGATACGATTGCGTTAATGTCATTATCAGCTGTCGCAGTTCTACCTTGAGATTTCATCAATCTCTCAGCTGTGAATTGCAGTTCAGAAGGAATAATCATTTTTACTCCTCTAGCAGCAATTCTCAAACCTCTTTCGTCAGTCATTGCAGCGATATCAATTAATGATTGCTCCAATGATGTTTCGTTAAGGTCAGATTGCGTAGATAACGTGTTCTTGTAAGTTCCCGCTATCGTTGGGTGTGCTGTGCTAAATAAAGCAACGCCGTCACCTGAATCAAAGTTATCCGTAGACGGAAGTCCTTGAATTAAAGGTTCAACTGCTTTTACTTGTTTAGCGTTTGACATAGATCTTGCTAAAGCTTTTGTATATCTAGAAGCGATTCTATCATACAAATTGTCTTCAATTGCTTCTTCAGTAATTGAGAAAGCAAGAGCTACTGTTTCATGCGTGTATCTAGCAGTGAAAGTTTCTTGAGCTTGGTCGAAAGACACTCCAGAACCTTCTGCTTTTACTTGCGCGTTTGCAAAACCACTTAACATTACTTCTTCTTCAAAAGCTCTGTCAGATGATTCTGTCGTATAAATTTCAGCGTGCTGATTTTCATACTG